TGGTGTTTGTTCTTACGGTAGACCAGTTGCTCATACATTAATCAAACACGCTTTTAACGGTCATTATCAAGATAATTTTCTTGAATTAAACAGATTAGTAGTTAATAACAATCTTCCAAAAAACTCATTAAGTTTTTTTGTTTCAAAAACATTAAAACAACTTCCTTCACCAGTTGTAGTAGTTAGTTATGCTGATACATCCTTGAATCATCATGGATATATATATCAAGCTTGTAATTTTATATATACAGGATTATCTGCAAAACGTACTGATTACAAAATTAAAGGAATGGAACATTTACATAGTGCATCTGTAATGGATCATGCTGGTAGAGGCTTAGAAAAAGGCAAAATTAATAAACTTAAACTAATTTATGGTGACAATTTATATTTAGAGGATAGGCCACGAAAACACAGATATTTTTATTTTATTGGAACGAAAAAAGATAAAAAAGAAATGCTTAGAAACTTAGCCTACAAAATAGAACCCTATCCTAAAGGTGATAACAAAAGATATGATTCAAATTATTCTCCAGCTACTCAAACTTTACTGTTTTAGTCTTGCGTCCCAGATGAAACCATAGCCTTGAATTGATTTAATCGTTCCTCAAATAATATTCTTCCTCCAGCTAGTTCTAGGGTATTGAGTTCTACAACTTGATACCCATTTTCTCTGGCTATTACTATTAATCCCATTGCTGGTTTTATTCCTGTTTGTTGCTCCAGACCCCAAGCATAAGAACTTAATTGCAATCGATAATTATCTAACCAAGCATCTGGTTTTGGTTTTGATGATCCACTTGTTTTGAAATCTAATATACATAGGTTTCCATTCTTTTTATAGTCAATCAAAGCATCCGACTGACCAGCAAATCCTATTGGATGATGAATGGAAAATTCACTAGCATGAATGGCCGCTACGTTTTCTTCTATCCAATCGGCCAATACTGTCGCATATTTTCTAGCTGTCCAATGGACTTTATTCTGTCTACTTTTTGCAGTCTGTATGCACTTTTTCGTGATCGCTTTTGGGCCTCTTGCCAATCCATCATCGTAGATTCTCCAATTGTTCTTTGCATTGCAAATATTGATGTTGATTTTTGATGCAACCTTGAGGATGTATTCGCAATTTTCATGAGAGATCGTTCCTCGGTTACAGGCAATTTCTAAATCTTCGGCACTCCCTGGCTTTGACTTCCACTTTTCTAGTGCTCGTCTTTTAGCTTCAGGTTCCGTATTACTTAGAATGGTAGTAACACTGTAATAACTATTTCCTTCATCATCTGTATATATCCGAAACTCACCAGAATCATCTCTTTCCAATGAGCTAGATCGTAGTGAGGCTAAGGCATCTTGTCTTACTGCTACAGGTGGCTTACTATTAACATCTATTACTAATGACATAAATAGTTATACCTTTCCATAGTGAAGATAACATGAATGGCCTTTTTTGTCATTAGTGAAACTTGTAAGTTCGACAATACTCTGCTACGTCCCTAGTCAAAGTGTAAGTAAAAGGAAAATCTTCGGAGTTCTCAGAAACAATATCTCCTTTATGAGGTCGGCAACGAGTATCCAAAAAACTATGTTTTTCAAATTCATGCCCTCCTCCCCCTGGGGTTTCACAATCACAGTACATACAGTAAACATAGTCAGAATAGGTATCATTGATGTCAATAAAAAATCCACATCTAGGACAAGTATTATATTTTTTTAAAATATCTGTTGGTTGTCCTGAAAGTAACATTGCCCTTCTTTGACGGACATATAAATATTGGTCATCTTCTTCAATTCCAGGTATGTCTTCTGGTTCATGAAGTAACTCAAAAAATTTATCAAATTTATCATCCTGTTTAATAGTTACAGGCTTAATTTCAAACCATATATTTTCATTTTGAGGCGTTAAAACTAAAAAATCTGGCAAGTACATTAGATCAGTATTATATTCCATATTCTTTCCTAAAAAGAAACCTTCAGGTTCGTACTCCCAACGATAATTTAAAAGGTGGAAAAATATAGCCCAACGAGCTTCTAATCTTGATCGAAAAGAAATACCAAAAATTTTTGTTGGTATTGCTTTAATTGTTTTCATAGCTCTTTCTTCCAAAGAATAGATGCGGTTGGATATGTTGTTTTGATTTTGTTAAATGCTTCTTCCTTAGTAATTCCCCAAGCTCTTATCTTGACTCCTTGCTTCTTTGGTTCACAAACCCAAAATAAATGAAGCTTTGGTACTGGCCTTGGATTACTAGAAGTAGCAGATGTGAAATAAGTCATAGTGAATGGAAAAATAGTGGGTTTACTGAGAAATTAACTTGTAGAGAACATTATGAAGTGGCTCCTCTACTGCACTACACAACTCTTTACTGTTTCTTTTGATCCGAGTGGTCGAGACTCGAAAACACCTCTGCCATAAATGTTGATCGTCAAGAAACGAGCAGTTAACTTTTCTCAGGAATATCAGAACCTAAGTCAATAAACCCACTACAAATCTAAGAGTCTCCTTCAGGATTGAATGGATCTCCGTTACCAATTAATACAGTTATATCAAATCCGTCATCCAACAAAGCATCCCACTCTTTATTGACACTTTCATCATCAAATCCTTCTTCACGATCCATGATGTTGAATGTGTATTTAGTTACTCCATCTACAACTTTATGTAGGGTGCAACTGAATGAAGAATCTAAACCAACACCTTTACGGTATTTCTTTAATCCTGTTTCTTTTTTAATCTGCTTGAAGATACTTGGCTGGCTAACTTCAAATACTTGAATGGTCTTTTTATCAACATTATATATAGGCCAAACATAACAATGTACGGCTGGACTATCAGAGATATTAGCCTTTAATCCCTGTTTAACATTGTCATATAGGCACTTTGTTCTCCTGAAAGTACCACCCATTTCTTTGAGAATGTCTTCATCACTCGGAGGATTCTCATCAACTAATGGAAACCTGAATGGCCTTTTGGTTCCATCATCAATTGATTCACCAAATACTTGCCAATATTCAAGAGGATCTTCATCTATAAATATAAATTCAACCTCCTCATTGTTTTCAATTTGATTAGGTCGAAAATAACGATCATTACCTGATCCTCCTTCTGGAGCATCAAGAGATTTTTGATACTCTTTTTCGGCTGTTGCTGAAAATTTCATGTTGTTTTTTGCAGTTAGTAAGTTTAAAGTTAAACTGGCTGTTAGCTGTACAAATTAATTTTTGTACGTGATTATCCTAACACGGGCTTGGTGATGTGTCATCTAAGCTATGCTAAAAAACACCCCCAACCAAATTAATGGTCAGGGGTGCATACTGTTCTTGTAATTCATTGTAGATGTCAAACTTAAATCTTGCAAATTTCTTAGTAGAAGGGCTTGTTTACGCTCCAATATATAAGAAGAACGCAACTATGATTTCAGGCCGTAAGGCTACAGGTAAAAATCCATTAGAAGATAGTTGGGATAGGGACTTTGGCCCTGCTGATGTTGAGCTTGCTCTTCGTAAAAATCCTAACTTACAAGCTGTTGGAATTTATACAGGTATTCGTGGTAAAGGAATTGTAATTTTAGACGTTGATGGAGATCTAAAAGGACTTCAAAAACAATGGGGTCACACTTTAAAAGGTGCTCCAAAGATTACTAGCACTAAGAAAAATGCTGCTAAATACTTATTTAGAATCCCTGAGAACCTTTGGAGTGAAGTCAAAGGTCATGGACTTAGAAAAGATGAAGGATCTGAATATGAAATCTTATGGGATAGAAGACAAGGTTTAATCCTTGGTGCTTACCCAGGCCATGAACGTACCAACACTCCAGCAGGTCTTTACACACTTGACGGCGACTTAAGGAATATCCCAGAAGCTCCTGCTTGGCTTATAGCTGAGATGAAAGCTCCTCCAAAAGTAACGACCCAAAATAGAAAAGATCTTGATTTTTCAGATAGAACGGATGATGAGATAGCTCAAATTATTGGTGACTGCTTACAAGTCATTAGTCATAAGGGCCAAGGAAATAGAGATCATTGGATTCAAATTGGAATGTGTATTCATTCCGTCTTACCAAACGACATGGGCTTAGCTCTCTGGTCACATTGGTCGAGCCAAGACAATGAATACGCTAAAGACTGGGAAGACTCTGACGATCACCACACGCCTTGTACAACGCCTTGGTACTCGTTTAAAGGCTCTGGGGTTGGTTTAGGTACTTTGATCTGGTTAGCAGATAAAGAAGACCCACAGAGGCATAGGTTTCAACCAGACATCGCTGCAATCGTTAAAGAGGCTGAAGAGAAGAAGATTCAAGAAACACGTTTATCTACGCTTCCCTTTGAGGAAACGATGAAACGTGCCAATAAGATTCTTGATTTACCTAATCCAGCAGAAGTTAATTACAAGCTAAATACTCTTTCATTACAGGCTGGTTATAGAGATCAAGCAGCTTTAGAAAAAATTATTGTCGATAACCTTCAATACGAAAATCAAACAGGGATCTTTTCTGTTAAAGAGTTGATGGATATGAACCTTAAGCGTGAATATTTAATACCTGATATTTTACCTAGCCCTTCAGTTGTCTTGATCTATGGAGCTGGAGGTGATGGTAAATCTATGTCTGCTTGGTCTTTAGCAAAACATATTGCTACTGGATCTCCCTTTTACGTTCGTGGAAATCTTTTACCAGTAGAGCAAGGCAAAGTCCTCTTACTGAATGGCGATCAACCGTTAACTCAACTCAAAGAACAACTAGAAGAGGTTGATTATCCAATAGATGACAACACCCAGATCTTTACTGATTGGCAACTTCAACGCTATGCCCAATTTGTAAAGGTTATGAAGCAACACGAACCAAAGCTAGTTGTTATCGACTCCTTAATTGGTTGTAGTGGAGGTAAGGCATTTGATGAAAACAAATCTGATTTTGCAACTCCTCTCTATTGGCTAACTAGAAACAATGGCAATCTGTTCCCTAAAACAACAATCGTTATTGTTCATCACGCTAATAAGAACGGTGGCTTTAGAGGTACTTCTGCTATTCGTGATGCTGTTGATGAAGTTTGGTCACTTACAAAACCAACAGAAGAAGAAGCTCAAAGAGTTGGGCAATTCAGCAGATTAATCACGATCCAAAAGTCAAGATCAGGTAGAGAAGGTTCTCAACTGATCATGAGAATGGAAGAGGATTTAAGTTTTACCATTGCAGATCACACCCCAGAAGTAGAAAACGATCCAGCTCCAACTTCCGTTACAGGAAGAGTTCTTCAAAGATTGAGAGTTGTACATCCAGCTACACGTACTGCTAGTGAATTAGTTGACGATCCAATACTCAATGGAAAACCAGCAGCTATTAGAAAATCAGTTCAAAGACTTCATAAGAGAGGTTTAATAGAAGTTGAATCTAACGAACCAATAAGATATAAAGCTGTTCTCGCGCGGGGAGAGGTTGAGAAAAGTGTCCCATCAGGGGTAAAACCTAGTGTTGGAACGGGATCTGACATAGGACACATGGATAGGACAAATGAAAAGTGTCCTATTGGTTCGTCGGATAGGACACAATAAAAGTGTCCCATAGGGTTGTCCTATCGATAAACACAGGTAGCAACTATGTTTTTGGTTCGTAGGACACATTTTGATATATCCCCGCGCGTAAGACTTCCTATTTAATAGTTCTATGTTATACTCATAGAAGAATTACTTAAGAGTACAAATGTCTGACGTTTATGAGATTTACCATTATGAATGGAATCCTGAAACTGAAATAATGTACATCGAAGCAGAAGTCTCTGACTCGATTCTTGCTTGTCGTGCTACACAATACGAACCAGAACAATGGACTCATGGAAGGTGCTACGCAGAAATCTTATGGCCTGATGATGATTTAGTTCCTGCTGAAGCTGAAGGCAAAGAATCTTTACTTGCCTACTGCAATCACACTCCTAGCATCGAATGGACTCTGATTCCTTTAGATAATTCGATAGAAGAGGCTCAATTATGTGATGTTCTTTCCTAATCGGCTAGTATCTTTCTATAATCAGGTAAAACTAAAATGAAAGATAAAACTAATTACCCTGGTAAAAGTAGAAAACATATCAACATACTTTTAGAACCTCACCGTGGAGAGTTGTTATCTGAGTACGTCAAAAAAGTAGATAAGAAAAGATCTGATGTTTTGCGAGATATTATTTACAAATTCCTTCGTAACGAATACGGCCCTGAAATATATTCAGAAGCTGTTGCTAAAGATCAATCTGAGTGGGAGCAAGTAATACAAAATAGAACAGATGGAAGAGCTTTATCTAAAATGATACGAACCACACAAGCAAACAAAAAGGATGAAGAGCCTTCTTGATTTTATTGGTTCGCCTTTTGTTTACAGAAGTCCTAAACCTTATGAAGGATTTGCAAGATTTCTTGAAATGCTTCCTTCTAGAGAATTAAAATCATTAGCTGAAACGAAAGCTCATTACAGCAAGAAAAAACTCGTACAACTCTATTTATTAAAAAACAACTATGACCGTCAGTTCAACAGCACCAAAATACAAACTAAGTGATCAAGTAAATAAAAAAAGAAATACAGGAGTTTTTTTAGCAACAGGAACTGCTGTTGGAACGATCATAAAAGTCATTGAAAAACACAATGCAAGAGGTCGTATTTGTTATTACTACGGT